CAACTATGGACTGTACATGGCCATAAAGTTTGTCAAGCAATCTCATCGCAAGCCAGATTGATTCTCTGGCTTCCAACTCTGTTGAACCACTGGCTGACCAGCGATCCATTAAATCTTTTCTTAATACCTCAAAGGCTTCTTGGAACAACTCGTTGTTGAGAAGGTTTTGTGCCTTCTCCTCTCTCTGTAAGTCAGACATCAATATACTTTCATACTCCCTCTGGCTCGTGTTTTTTTCTTCTGGGACTTTTTACGAGATGCTACACCAGTTTCTCTACCTACTAGAACTTTAGGGTTAAGCGTGGGGTCACGAGCCTTCTCTTTTCTTCTTGCCAGCAACATTTGGTCACTTTTCCTTACGACAGATTTAGGATCAGCAGCCCATCTTTTAGCCGCTGCCTCTGTTTTGAACACCTTAGTTTTTCCACCGTAGGATGCTTTCCACCCCTTGCCCCTGCCCACTCTAACTCTCGTAATTGCCATTATGTTGCTCCTATCGCTACGGCTCTCTTTTGTTCACGTTCAAGGTTCAGTTCAGCCACCTTTAACTGGGCATCAACAGCAGCCTCCTGTGCGTCCTGTTTTACCTTCTGGGCTTTAATCTGAATCTCTGCGGCCTTTATTTCAAGTTCTTTCTGCTCATTCTGCATCTTGGCTTGGGCCATCTGTTCTTGTGGGGATGGCCCCTGATCCGGTATTTGATCTGGGTCAGTCAGGAAGTCACTAACATTCTGGAAGCCCATGTTCTTAATGAGGGCTGCACCCATGTTATACATATTCTTCTGATTGACAATCTTCAAACCACCCGCCATTGCTTGTGATGCGAATTGCAGCATAGAGGACAGGTGCATGAGTTGCTGATCCTTATTGCCATGCCCTATTCCTACTGAGATGGTACAGTCCATTTTATCTCGCCACATATCCGGCCTTACTGGAACCCACTCATTCCTCAGTTTAACTATTCGCTGTTTGTCTTGGTTCTTCTGTAAGAGTTCGTAGATACACACCATCAGTTTCTTTACGCCAGTCTCTGCAAAGTTCCTTGCTATGAGTTCTACCCTGCTTTGAGCGGCAGTCATCACTGCATTAACGGCGGTGGCTGTGGTGTGTGAAGTCAGTGCATTCTCATTTATACCCTGAGACATCTTAGATACACCGGCTCTGGATTCCCTCACGCCATCCAAGTATTCAAGCATCTGGAATGAGTATGGCTCCAAGGATGGGGTCGTTAAAGGCATGATAGCGTTAGGTGATTTAACCCTGACTACCCCACCCGGTCTTTGGGTGAGCAGGTCATCTAAGTTCGCTTGCCCCTCTAGGACGGCATACCTGCCGAAGTTCTGGTTGTACATATTGTCCATCAGGTTACGCATCAGTGTGGACTTTATTAATTGCAAATCCATCACCAAGTCGGCAACCGACAGGCCAAAGAACTTATGGGGTATTTTTATTGGGGTTAGGGAGACAAAGGGAATCCTGTCAATCTCATCATTGGCTAGAACCTTTCTCCCTACCAGACAGACCTTTCTCAGTTCAGCAATCCCATCTCCATCATAGTCAGTTCTTAGATAGGCTTCCTGTAACCAGTAAGTTCTCAGTGCGTCCTCTTGCGCGGAAGATTCAAAACCCCAAGGGGAATGGGTAGAAGACTCATCAAAGTCAAACCGCGCATCTCTCTCCCCAGAGAAAGCATCATCTTCATCACCGCCCAGTTCCTCGATATCCAGATCGCCAAACATCTCCCTTAGTTCGGATAGGGTTTTTCTTATCCTGTGGCAGACAAACTTAGAGTCGTCAATGCTCTTGGAATCTCTGGCAATCAGGAACTCATCGGGGGGAACAGGGTCTACTACAATCCTGCCCTTGCTTAAATCCCGCTTTATAACAACATGGTGTCCTTCGGAGTATTGTTCGCCATAGTCTTCAAATGTTTCACCGGGGGCGGTATGCTCTACAACCTCTACGTTAGGGTCGTTCAGGAGAAGGGCTAACTCATCCTCTGTTAGATTTCTGTACTCCTCACGGTTCCATTCGTCGCTCTCATCCCACCATACCTTGACGATACCGTTCTTCTGAAGAAGCGCATCAGTGAACCAAGAGTAAAGTATCTCCCAGCCGGGGTTGTCGCGCATAAACACATAGTTCACATAATCCGTGGCCTGTTGTGCCGACGCAACATCCTCTGGGCCTTGTGGCTCAAATACAACCATCTCGTCACCAGAGGCAAATATCCTCATTAGAGAAGGTTTGATCCATTCAATCGTATCCGCTACCGTGGAATCGACAAACTGTGATCTACCCTCCACCTCATTACCAAAGGGAAGGCCATAGTAATACTCCATAGCCGATTCTCTTTGCTTGGATATCTCATCCCCATAGCCTAGAGAGTCAGTAATCTCTGACTTTATCCTAGATACAATCTCTTCTTCAGTCATTCTAGATGATGCCATAATCTCTATATTCTATGTCCTTTGTCCATTGCGGGTCTTCACCCGATATACCGAATCTCATGGACATGATTGCGTATCTTGTTGCCGACATGAGATCATCTCTAAGCGGAATAATCTTCCCATCCTTCCTGTGGTACATCCTAAACTCCTCAAACCACTCTTTTAGGGTAGAAAAGACCTTAAATTGACCATTTTCCATCTTTTGCAGCATATCCATAATGCCGACTTCTATGGAGTTTCCACCCTTCTTTTCACCCAAAGCAGGGGGGTTTTCAAAGTGAAATGGGAGCATATTGCAGCCTAAATTGCGATATTGCTCCGCTAAACCGGGATTTCCCATCGAATCTCGCCTGTTCCCATCATGGGGCCATGCAAGGGGTACGAAATTGGGCCTGTTTTGTATAGAAGCGGCGTGTACAGAGGGTGGAGCCTTTGCCTGACGGTAACAGTCATAAATATAATACATATCCTCTTCACGATCCCATGCTGTCCATACGACGGCAGTGGGATGGTCAAAGCCAAAGTCTATAGCCGCTATTCTGGGCCAATGGGCTTCGATAGTGAAGGGATCAATAAGTATCTTCTCCTCCGGCACGGGAAAAACAAGGCCAGAACCAATGGAAGGTCTTCCATACCTTCTCATTTCCCTCTCATGGGGTGCATAGGAGGATAGAATCTGTTCCATGACACCTTCATTCAAGTGTCCACGGTTACCCTTCATGGACATGACTCTTTCCGACGCATCATCCCAAGTGGCGTTATCAAGGGATTGCCCCGGCTTGAGGTTGTTCATAAAGGAAGCCACAGTCTCTGTCATCCCCGCTTCAGGGGTGAAGGTCATGTAAACCATGCCCCTTCTATCAAGGGTTCTGGTGACGGCTTGGGAGTAAATCTCCCTAGATGGCTCCTCATCCAGCCATATGCAGTCTACTGATCTTCCCTGCCACTTCTCTACACCCATTTCATAGGCTTTGAAGAATAAAGAAGAGTTCCCCCCACTTACGTGCTTGATCAGGGCTACGCTTTTGGCGTTTGGAACACCGGGCTTTCGTTCTGTCTTTATTATAAGTTTTCTCGGCACAGTACCGGAGCCGAAAGCCTCTGGATCGTCGGGGGAACCCAATAACTCAAATTGTACAATATCCCGTGTGGTTTCGTTTGAAACCCCACCAGCCCAGCCTACAATGGGTTGGCGAAATCTTCTTCCCTTCCACCACTTTGGATACAATCCGGTTAAGTGGTAGGACATCTCCGCTGAACCGCAATATGATTTTCCAATACGGTTAGCAGCCATCAAAAGCCGTTGATTACAGGTAGACCCCGTATCGTGGAAAGCCTTCTGGTAGGGGTAAGGGTCGTAGTAGTCGATACGGTTGTATCTTTCCCTTTGACGTATCTCCCTAGCGATTTCTACTGCTTGTTCTAGTTCTGCCTTTGTAGCCGGAGGCATGAATCGCTGCTGCTTGCCTCTCTGCGCTTTTTCTAGTTGCATAGCATTTCCCAGATTTGCCGTATTTCCAACCCTTCTTGCCACCCTTTAGGGAGCATCGTTGTATTGGCATTAATTAAGCCTTTCAGGAATCTCTTCAATCTCTGTGGAGCCGGTCAGGGCTTCCAGTTCTTTCCTCAGTTCATCGGTGGACTTCTCACCGTGTGTGATCTTCTGTTCCACCTTATCGGTGGGCTTGAAGCCAGCCCTGTCTAATATGTCTTTAGCAGCGGCCAACCTAACCTGCTCACTTGTGGCGTTCTGTACCAAGGAAGACAATTCATTAAAAGCCGCAGGAACTGCGTCCTGCACCCTCTTCCTGATTAACTCATCTATCTCCTTGTGTAACCTTTTCTTGAGGACATGGCCCTGTTGTTTAGCCGTCTTCTCAGAGTAACCGGCTTGGATCGCTGCCTTGGTAGCGTTCCCTATGGAGCAATATGCCTCAATGAATAGTTCTTGTTTTTCTGTTCTCATGGGTTCCATTCTTCTACTTCTGGTATGTTTGGATTTCTCCTTCTCCTCAAAGGCCAGTTTATAAAGGGCAAATCTATTCCTAATCTAAGAAGGAATCTTTTCCAGTCTAAATCATCATAAGGGAAGTTACGCACTCGCTCTAAAAAGACATCCAATTCGCTTGGTTCCTCTGGCACAGAACTTACCAATCCGTTCCCCTGCGGGGGAACCAACCCCTCTGCTTTGATTGATTCTGATATCAAGTCCTCAGAAATACCAATCCGGCGCAACTTGCGAAGTTGTTCTTGTTTGCGTTGCTCCTCTAACCACTCAGACCAACCCCCCTCATCTAGGAGAGACTCAGTAGGGGGCACTTCCTACCAATCCTGCTCTTGGCCCTACAGGCATCCCTCTTGGAGTACCACCTGCGGCTCCCGGTATCCCCCTGATTGCCGTATCCACTGCTGGCATAGCAGGAGTACCACCCATTCCTCGTGGGTCTGTCGTGGGGATTTGTGGATTCTGAGCACCCATCCTTCCCTGCATCTCTTGCATGAAAATCTGGGCTAACTCTGGTAACTTATTCCGTAACCAATCATGGAACATGGCTTCCATGCTCTGTTCTGGGTCTGGAACACCTTCTGGGGTCAATGGTAGACCTGTGTTCATCCCAGCAGCCACATTGGCTGCATCCATTCCTGCAATCCCTGCCGAATCCATTACTTGGTTTGGAACGGGGCCATTGTATATTTCATTTGCCATCAGATTTCCTCTCTAACGCTCTGTAATGCCCTACACGGGCTTTTATCCCTTTTGGGGTAGTATACCACCCTAAAATCCCCCGATGGTGAGTGGGTACAATATCGAATTCGAATTTAAAATAAAAGGGGGGCGGGGGTCTATATTAGAATTCAATAATATTCGAATGTTGGCAGATGCTGGATATTAGAATATACTAATATTCGAATATGCCGCTAAACTGGTAGAGAATTCGGTTTGTAATGCAAACTGGTTTGCGGGATAAACTGGTATTTATTGCAGACTGGTTTACTTTGCAGACCTACCGGCGGCGTGTCGCTGTGGCTTGCCTATATGATTCAAGGCAACAATCGACTGGCCACAATCTGTCAACACTTGACATATACCGTATTCTATGAATGTCCTTATATATTCTCATTCATGGATTCATTAATTTGTCAATACTGTTATTGTATACAGTGG